TGCTGTGCTTGGTCTGACTCGTACAACAAACGCAAATCTGAATTCTAATCAATCAGTAAATCTTGTTGAAATTGGTACTCTTCAACGTAAGTTTGTTAGAAGACTTCCTCTTACTCCTAGATATCGTTTACTCAGGTTCGTGGTAAGTCACATTTATATAAGAATGGATACTCGTGTGCAAGAAATTGATGGAAAGAAAGAAATTGTTCCCTGTTCTGTAGATTCTTCTGGATATTCTAGTCTTTCTGCTGATCTTAGTGCTTATGGAGGATCTAAGGTTGATGTTGATTATTATAAAGGTTTTTCTATGGATGTGCGTGTTCAGAAAGCGTTGGCTTTAACAGGTCAGCTTAGGTTGCTTGAACATATTGATAGATCATATGATATAGAAGGCGTTCCTAATGAGCGTCCCCGTCTCGTTGATAAAGTTCAGAAAGAAGAGATGGTTAATATATTGATCAATAGTTTACAGGCTCCTGGGATTTTTCCTGTTAAATTAATCCAGGGTTACAAGTCATATTGGAATCCCGGTCCTTCGCCTACCGTGATGGTTGATGCTGAAAATGCTAAAATTCTCATGCAGTGGGATATTCGACATTTTAATGTTATGTCCTCTTATTATTTGGTTAGGAATGGGGCGCAGCCGGATCTTTTTGCTCCGGATGCGTTCCAGCCTGTCTGGGTAAAAAATGTCGAGGTTAATCCCTTGATGATTTGGGAATCAAATGCTACCTCCGGTTTGGCTTATGAAAACGCTTTCAATTGTCTTGATCCAGAGACCAATAAAACGTACATGCCTACATTGCGTGAATTGTGTATGCGATCTATTGTTAGTGCTTGGAATATGTCCTGTTCTAAAGATGAGTTCGGTCCTAAGGTTTTTGATGGAACCAATAACCTATATGAAAGTCTTGAAGCTTCCGTTGCCAAAATGTTCAGACCACAGCTTCTTCCTAAGAGTCATGCCACTCGAGTGTTGCCCGATGGCTCGAAGTTCGCGGAGAAAATCTTCGAACCGGGTTATGTGGGTATCGCTATGAAATGGTTTGGCATCTTAAATTCCCCCGACCAAAAATATCCTCCGAAATTTATGGGGAATCCCGCGTCTATAAATTGTCACTTTGAGTATGTTGACATAGCAAAGGTTCGTTTGCCAAATAAAGATGTGGGTTTGATATTCAATGCTAGAGATCCGTCTAATGTTGATATTAAAATTCCTCTGCCTGATAATGAGCTTGTTCAATTTATTCAGACGAGCAAAGGTAGGAAGAAGTTGTTTAAGCGAGGTCTTAGAGCATGGGTCTCGGATCTTCTTCATAAGGTTAATGCGCTTATTGCTGAAAACGGTGGTAAGGTTCCGTTAAATACCGATGAATTATCTGATTTCGTGTGGAAGCTTTCTCCTAAACACGAAAAACATTTTTGGACTGATGATATGACAAAGAATCGAAAAGATCGAGAGGCACTTAAGAAGAAGTTACGCCTGTTTTTTATTCCTTGCGGGATGGCATATATAATAGCGTATATGTTGCAGAAGCCTAGAATGATGTATGAGAGGGGTCGCTATATTCAAGTTGGATTGAAATGGTTGGATGGGGGTGCTCAGCATTTTTTTAATCTCATGGGTGGAGAGTGCGATTTGAGCGTTTATTATGAGGGTGATTTTAGTAAGTTTGATCTTTCTATATTGCCTAATTTTTTGACGCTTTACGTGCTTTACGCTCAGATCTATAAAGATAAAGATGCATATGAGGGCTCAAATTATCAGATGCTTTTGGAATACTACGCAGCACAACTAACTGGGAAGATTATGCGATATTTTTCTGGTCATTGGCGAATGGTTATAGGCCAGATGCCAAGTGGTGACTTTAATACTTCGCATGGAGATTCTTGGATTCATATAGTCATCTGGTTGTCTTTTATTGTCTATCTTACTTATAGGTTTCCTGAAATGAAAAGTAGGATAATTGCGTGGTTAAAGAAGTATGAGCTTTTTAATGCAGTTTTTGGAGATGATTGGCTGATGCGAGTCCCTATTGTTCTTGATCTTTTTCTTAAGAAATATATGGTTAAGGAGCGACCCGATCTGAAGCCTGGTATAGGATATTTGTATGCATGGTGGGTTAATGCAGTATATGGTATGGAAATTAAGGAATCTTCTCTTAAGGCGCATCGTTCGTTGCTTACTGTTGTTGATCAAATTTCAGGAATGGTAAAGATTCCTGGTCCTAAGTTTTTGAAAAAGCATTTGATCAAGGTCAATCATGGTGGCGTTATTAAGGTTGTTGCTTTTCGACCTGTTGTGGACTATTACGCAAGGATTTTTCATTATGTCGAGGGAAACTACGATGATATTGAAATCTTGTGTAAGATAATTGGCTTATGGTGGGATAATGTTGCCAATGATTGCGCTGCGAACTTTCTTTGTTATTGTTGGGATGCAATTGAGAGGAGAATAAAGGAGAAACGAGGGTTGGTCGATCTACCCATCTTAATTAAAGAGGCCTTCGAAAAGAATCCTGACCGATATGATAAGTACCTGCGCCGTATGGGAGTTGGTCATTTTACTCCTGAGCTAGTACCTTTAGCTGATTTGCGATCAAGATGGGATTTTAACCCACAAGAGCATAGACGACGACACTATGTTCATTTCTACGATTATTATTAGCATGCGATTGTAGAT